CGGGGCGGCCGCCGTTGGAGCAGCCTCGACGGCCCGCCCTGAGCCGTCCGTGGTCAGCTGGACGCCCGCGTCGAAGGCCTCGCCAGCGCGAACAGGCGCGACTCCGTCCACCTGAATCGAGCGCGTGAGCTGTCCGCCCTCAGTCGCCGCAACGGTGAGCAGCTCGTCGGAGATGCCAACCAGATTCTGCAAGGGGTCGGTCGCAAGGTCGACCTCGTCCCGCACGCCGTTGTGCTGCAGGATGTAGCCAGCCTTGATCGCAGTCGCACCGCCGTTGCGGTACGAGCGGAAGTAGGTGGGCTGGGTGACCGTGTGAACTTGGTTGATGGTCATGTCCGCTGTCTCCTGGGGACCTGCCGAACGGCAGGATTATCGATAAAAAACGCTGGCCCCTCGAGTTGAGGGTTTAGGCGGCTGCTACGAGCCTCCCGGTCTTGAGGAAGGTGCTGGCGCAGCGAATCTGGTCGTTCCAGGGGCGCTTGGTGAAGGTGGCCGGGTGCTTCGCGCAGAGGTAGCTGATGGCCCGCTCGTACTGGTTGCGGCCGGGGCAGGCGTCGATCTCCTGCAGCACCTCGGCAGACAGGACCGCATCGTCGACGTTCTGAGCTGCTGGCACCTTGGGTGCGCCGCCTGGCACCAGCGAAGCCTTGACTTGGCCAACCGGCACGCGCAGTTGCTGACCACCCGGGCCCGCGAGCAGCACACCGGCCAAGCTCGTGGGGGCCTGGTCATCGGCCGGCTTGGGGTCCTTGATGGGCCACTCCTTGCGGAAAGCAGCGAGCCGGTCGGCGTTGGTGAGGCGAATCTTCACCTCTTTGCCGTTCAGCTTGAAGCTGTGCTCGTCGAAGCACTTCGTGCGCTCGCCCGTGAGCACCGGAAGCATCTTCTTGCGCAGGTCCTCGCTGGTGAAGTGCGAAGCGGCCACCGCGGCCACTTCTTCTTCGACTTCGGTGTCCTGCTGGCTGGACACACCCGAAGAGGCCTGCATCAGAGCGTCGAGCAGGGGCGCCATCTCGGTGGCGAGCTCGATGGCCTTGGCGGCCTCTTTGATCAGGCTCTTGGTGTCCTGGGCCCCGAACAGCTCCTTGAGCTTCGACAGCGCGTCCGCGGCTTGGACGCCGTCCTCGGCGAGTCGCAGGATCTGGGTGGTGTCGTTCACGTCACACTTGAGTGCTAGGGCGATCTTCTGGATGAGTAGCTTTGGGTCCATGTGCAGCTCCTGTGCCTGCCGCTCGGCAGGCTCCTCAGGTTCGGTTTGTATCAGACTTTGAAGAGAGCTGCTAGCTGCAGCCAGAATGTCCTCTCGCCCAGCCAGCGTTGGGAGCCCCAGGAGGGACCGCATCTGGCTCAGGAGGGAGTCAGTGTCGACGCCCGCAGGCACCCGGTCGGCAGCGAGCATCTCGGCAAAACGCTGAATCTCGGTGAGCACGATCGCGGGCTCCGCCTCAATGGGCAGGCCGAGCATCTCGCGCAGTCCGAGTGCCGCTTCGTCAGCGCTCTCAGCCTTGCCCCACACCGAGATCGTGGCAGCCAGCGGGGCCATGCCCTGGATGAAGGGATTGTTGGTGACGGCGACGCTGGTGACGGTTGGCCCCTGGTCCAGCCCGCTGACTGGGTTGATGTGGGACCACTCGAGCAAAACCGAGGTCCAGCGAAACTCTTTCGCCTTGATTGCGGCGCGAAGGCGCGCTCCGTACATCGCCAAGGCCCAGAGTTCGGCGCCGTTGGCACCGTCCCGAACCTGCATGTCGCGCAGCCACCCGATGGCTGGGGCCCCGGTTTCGGGCAGTTGCCCCTGTCGGGGATCCATGGCCGAGACGTGGTTGTGGTCCAGCTGGATCACGTCTTCGGTGCCCACCCCGTCGGGGCCCGCCTTGAAGGACGGGTGGGCGTGAAGGTTCGCGACCACCCGGTCGAAGACTTCGCGAGTGAGCTTGAAGGGTCCCTCGTGATAGCCGCGAAACTCGCCCTCCTTGGCGAGTTGAATCCAGACAGGCTTGTCGTTCTCCGTTTCCGCCGAGTCCAGCCGCAGTGAGGGCAGGAAGGTCTTCGGGCGGGCACTAGCGTCGAGCAGGAGTGGCAGCTGGTGACTCACGCGGCCATGGTACGGGCGAATTGAGTACCTGGCAAGCGGCAGGCTTAGGCGGCGCTCAGGAAGCTCATGACGCCGGACCCGCTCCAGCCGTCGTCGGGCAGCCCTGGTAGGGTCGTTGCGATTCGGACGGAGTTGGCCTTGACCCACGCTGCCGACCGGGAAATCACGCGGCAACGGCAGTTGTAGCCGGCGGGCGTCCAGACGTTGCGCCACACCGGCGACTCGGCTGAGAGCACCATGCCGTGGGCAGCCTTGTGAGAGGGGCGGCTCCGATCGTCCCGGACGGCCTGCCACTGCCAGTACGGCCGCAGCCTGAGCACCTCGGGCTGAGTCATCTCGGTAGCGCGCCCCCCACCATGGGCCGACATCACGTTGGTGCGAAAGATGGTCTCGACGTGGCTCGCGTTGGCCGGCGTCCAGCCAGCAGACTCGACGCGTTCTTTGATGAAGCGCTTGAAGTCGGGGAGGCTCGGGCCCAGCGAGTCGACGCCGCTGGTTTCGATCTGCCGGCTGAGTTCGGCGTGCGCCGCTGAGAGCAGCTCCTGGCGAGCGAGCCGCGCCACGGTGAACGCGCGCCGCTTGGCCGCTGCGGAAAGCTGCTCGAACAGGTCCTTGTGCAGCACCTCCTGCCCCTTGAAAAACTTCACTGCTTCGTCGAAGGGCCGTTTGACGAAGTCCTTCGCGCCCGGCGTCGCGTCGAGCTTGATGTCGGCAAAGATGTTGGCGAAGGTCGCGGGCTGGATGAGCTCGTCGTTCTCGCGCTCCCACACCGAGTCGAGCGCGCCCAGCATCGCGCCTTGCATCATGCGGCGCTCGAGCGAGCGAGCCATGGCGGTTATGGGCAGGTCGCCGGCGGCGCGCGTGAGTGCCTCGAAGATCGAGCTCGGCTTCGTGCGCTCACCGACCGCAGCGGCCAGAGCGGCGCCCCACTGCTCGGTCTGCCGCGCAGCCTCCCGCACGCCCTTGTCGATGAGGACCTCGGGGGTGCCGTTGACGGTCTCGGGCTGCTTGGAGAGGCAGACGTGGTCGCCGAGCTCGCGGGGCATCGAGAGCATCACGCGAAAGTCTTGCTGCTGCTCGAGCATGGCGGCAGCGAACGCCGGCGCTCCGCCTGTCGCCGCGGCGCGTTCTGCATCGACCTCCTCGTCGACGTCGACGTCATTGGCTGGCCGCCTCGGTGGTGGGGGTGCCGCCTGCGCGCCGAAGCCGAACGGATCGGGTGGGGGTGCTTTCTTGATGACCTCGTCGCCAGCCTTGGGCTTCGTCCAGCCCGTGCGCGCGTAAACCTCGTCGGCCACGAGCGGGATGCCGGCCTCGAGCATCGCTTGGGCGCGGTCGGTCTCGTCCTTCGGATTGGGCGGCATCTCGAACGCCAGCGTGATGTCCGGGCAGTACGCCTCAGCGTACTCCTCGCCGAAGTTGACTCGGAGGATCCAGTAGCCGAGCCGCGTCAGATCCTCGCCGATCTCGTTGGCGTCCGTGACGATGCTGAGTGTGAACTGGTCCTGCATGATGAGCGACTGCATGCCGCCGAGGCCGTCGCCCGAGGCCGTCGTCGTGCGTGTCTGCCCGACGACGAGCTTGCTGATCTCAGCGTTGGCGTCCTCGTTGGTCATTTGGTGCGCCGCCCCGCCCTTGGGGTCGGCGTTGTGGATCGTGAGCTTGATGCCCTTGCCCATCATGCCGGAGGCGTTGCCGCCCATCTTGTCGGCGGTCTCCTTGGCGAGCTTCAGCTGCTCGATGTCCACGTTTACGGCTGGATTCCCATCCACTTCGACCCAGCGCCACGGCTTGCCGAACACCTCGAGCAACTCCATGCGCCAGCGCCAGCCCATGCGCTTGAAGTGCGAGAAGTACATGGTGCGCGGGTTCAGACCCTCACGCTCTGGGTAGTCATCGAAAAGCTGCCGCTTGCTGACGATGAACTTCCACGGCAGCTGCTCGATGGGGAAGCCGCGGTCCTCGAAGCCTCGCCCGCCGGTGAAGTTGGAGTCGCGAACCCAAATGTCTCGGGCCCGACCGAACGCCAGCCTCCGCTTGTGAATCCAGTGCAGGTCCTTGACGCGCCAGCGCGGAGCGCCCGCCCGAATGGCAGCGGCGCCGGTGCTCTCCTCCCACTCGACCTCGAGCGCCGCCCGACCGTGGTACGTGCCCCAGGCGAGGTTGACGATCCGTTGCTGCAGACGTGGGATGCGCCCCAGCTGCGCCTCGACGAAGGCCCGCGCTTTCTCTGCCTCGGGGCTCGGCTCAACCGTCTTCCGCGCGACGACCTTGGGCTCGACGCTGCCGACGGCCCGGACGCGCTTGCCCACCTCAGACGCCAGGTGGGGGTCGAAGCCCAGGGTTTCGAGGCCAATGTCGGTGATGTCCTTCATGTAGCCGGCACCGGCGCAGATGATTGCGTTCTCGATGTGCCCGGGCGTCAGCGACTTGCCGTAGTAGGGGCGGGCCTCCTCCAGCCGCGAAACGCGTCCGGCCACCTGGAGTTCGACCATCTCGCGGTCCGAAAACCACTGCTGGCCGGTGTCGTCGACTTTCGGCATCGCCGGGCAGTCTATACCTGGCGACCGGAAGGTACCAGCCTCAGGGCAGAAAGCGCCGGAGCAGTTGCTGGACCAGGGGCCGTGGTTGCTGCTCCTGCAGCTTCTGTTCGAGCCCACCGAGCAGGCGTTCGGCGGTGGCGCGCTGAGCCTCCTCCTCGGCCTGGCGGCGCCGCGCCTCCTGCTCGAGCCCCTGGGCGGTAGCGTGCACGTGGGCCGTGATGGCCTCGGCGAGCTGGAGTTTGCGTCGCGCGTCGAGGTAGCCGCGCAGACCGCGGGCCTCGTCGAGCGCCTTGCGAGCGGCGCGCTGCTGCTCGTCGGCTTGGGCCTTCAGGTTAGTTGCAGCCTGCTGGAGGGCCTGGCGAGCGCCGGACACGACGCCGGCGTTCATGAGGGCTTGGGCCGTGGCGGTTAGGGGAAGGTCAGCCAATGACGACGTTTACCCAGCCTAACCGGAGAGCCTGCCGGTTGCCAGCCTCAGAAGCCACCGAAGCCCTCGGCGGTCTCTCGGGGCGCCCCCACCAGCAGCTCGTCGGGCAGCGTCCAGGCCGATTCGCCGTGGTCCCAGAGGTGAACCGTCATGTCGACGTCGTCGTCGCCGCTCGCGGTTTCCTTCGTGAACTTCTGCACCTGAGCAACGAAGTCGTCCACCCAGAAGACATCGCTCTCGACCAGGGCCTGGCGTGTTTCGTCGGGCGAGAGCCAGGTGGCTTCGGGGTGCGCGTCGATCTCCGCCGCGAGCCCAGCGAAGCGCGCGTCTGGCTCGTCGACGTTGGGGACCATAATGAAGCCGCGGTTCCATGCGTTGGCGGTAGGAATGGCTCGGACGAACTTGCTCTTGTCGGGCGCCGTGGTGACGATGTGCAGCTTCGAGTTGAGGCGCGCCAGCGTCTGTGGGACTGACTTGAAGCCGCCGACTGCCTCGATGATGTTGGGCACGAGCTCGTGGGGCCAGAGTCGTTGGCAGCGAAACTGGAGCGCCTGCAAGAAGTCGATGAGCACAGGCACTTCCATTTGCACGTTCCAGCGGCGCAGAAGGTAGAGGCGCAGCGTCTCGCCAGACCCGACGAAGGCGCCGATGCCGATCGACGACGGGTCAGCAGAGGTGTCCTCGGTGGCAGCCGGGTCGACGGAGATGGCCATCCGCATGCCGGTGAGGGTGAGAGGCGCCGCGTAGCGGGTGACGCCACGGAACAGCCGGGCCCCTTTTGGCTGCGGGTCCTGCATGAACTTGGACGCCCAGTTGTACTCGCCGACGTCCTCGCGGAGGATCTCCAAGCTCTGGGTGGTGTTGCGCGCTGGCCAGAGCGGCACCTTCGTTTTGGGGTCCCAGACGGGATAGCTGTGTCTCACCCAGGTGCGGTGTGGGCGGCCCGCTTCGCGTGCACGAGTGTTGGCCACCTTGATGCGCTCGATGAGGTCCTCGAGGTTCCAACGCTGGTGCCCGACCACGACCCAAGCGCCGGGCTCGAGCCGGTCGATGATGGTGCCCCGCCACCAGTCCCAGACGTCGCGTTGCCCCGCGGCGCTCTCGGCGTCGTTCCGATCGGCGTAGGGGTCGTCGATGACGAGCCCGCGCAGTCGCACGCCGGTCAAGCCGGTACCGCGGCCAACGGAGATCAAGCCGCCGGCCTTGTGGGTCTGCCAGAAGCGCAACGACTTCGAAGGCTCGAGCGGGTCGGGGACG